TATCCGCTTTTCGGTAATCTATCTTATCCATATTATTCCTCTTTTCTGTATTCAAAATTTTCAACATCTGTAATAATGCTATCTATATCTTCCAATGGAATATCATTAATATTTATTACATCTTTATCTTTCGCTTCTAACGGATCAGAAATATACTTATTAGCTAAAAATGTAATAAAATCCTCACTCGCTGCACTATCCCCTACAATCCGTACATAATTGAATATATTTTTGAACATTTTCGCTTTATATCTGGGATTTTCTTCTCTCTCTCTATCTCTAATTCGCTTTTCCTTATTCATCTCTAAACAAGATTTTTTGTCTTTATTATATTCAATGATAGAATCATAAATAGACATCCTATCGTTTACATTACATATGTATTGATTTGGTAAATCCTCAAAATCATATTCATTATTTGAAGAAACCTTACCTAGTGTCACATTACCTTTAGCAGATAAACTCATTTCGCATACAACATATACCTGTTCTTCATGTGATAATTTATATGCTTTATAATGCGGACACATTGGCTTTGTATCTTTGGAAAGAATTTCAATTCGCGTATCTAACCTCTGTTTATCCATTTCTGAAATGGCTTCTGGAAGATTTGTTCCGTTTCCAATTTTCACCGGGATATTGCCATCTGTCATGGGAATAACTTTCGCATAGCCTTTTAATTCTTTCTTATAATATTCCAGTGCATCTTTCGGATCATAGCCAACGTGGTATCGGTCAACTGATACTCCAATCGTAACATAATATTTCATATCAACTTTTTTATCCAAGTAACATAGCTTAATCATTTCAGAATAATCTTTTACTATCTGCACAAATTTTTCTGACTTCTCATATCCATTTGTAATAATCTGTAGATGGAAAAGAGGGATACGATACTCATATAAAAGATCTAAAAAATAATCCATTTCTTCCAATGCCAATGTAGGCTCTCCACCAGTAAAGTGAAGAAAACCAATAGCCTCAGTTTGCTTTAAAAATTTCTCAATAACTTCTTTCGAAATAGTAATATTCTGGCATTTCCCTTTAAAGCAATGCTTACAGTTTATTTGACATTTTCTTGTTAATTCCACCGATAAAAAATCCCATGTAATTTTTTTCATCTATATTTTTCTCTCCTATTTACCTTTTATTTTCTTGAACCTAAATGATTTGCAATTACATTTAATGCTTCATTGTTACTTAAATTGCTTCCTCCACATGACATATAAACACGATTTTTTTTCATAATTTTATCTTCCTTTCGTTTAATATTATCTGTTTATAATTAAAAAAGAGGGCATAATATATACCCTCTCAAAACACATGACCTATTCGCTGGTAAGTTTATCTTCCTTAGTATCACTTACTCTCTCTTTATCTTCCCAGTATTCCTTTACATCCTGTAATAATTTTTCTGTCTTGTCATAAATCCAGAAAAAATTACTTTTCTTAAAGTGGGTGCAACGGAATAAAAATTTATGTCCGTTTTCTGTCAGATAATTTTTCAGACCTGTAGAATATGTCCAAAAAAATCTCTCATGTAAAGTTTCTTTGAAAATTTTATTTTCTTCTTTTTTCGTCATTGTTTTAACTCCTATTCTTACTTTTTAAACTATTAATTCTAAACAGCTATATTTAGAATATAATTGTCTTTAAACGTCTCCGCACTTACAATTATTTTTTCATTCCTTTTGATACGCTGCGTCACTTCATACTTTGACGCAAAGACCTTCTGTATCGGTTGTACCAATTCAAACTGATAATCTGGCACACGATAAGTCGGTGTATCTAAATATCCATCTGATGTAATTATTATCTTGTCATATAAATTATGTTTTACCGAAAAATCTTGGAAATATTTCATATCGTGCTTTTTCAAAATCGGTACAAGATATTCCGTTAAACCTAATTTTTCCAACCAGTATAAATTAACATAAGCATACTTACCATCCTTATTGTAGTAGCCGATAAAACCACCATCAATGGCAAGTAATATAGTTTTTAATTCCTCACTCATTTTATCTACACCACCATACAAGGCTGCTACTAATGCAATCGTACCAAAATTATATTTCTCATAATATTTTGTAGCAATAACATTTGGGTTTACTGCATTAGTATTCTGGATGAGCGTCCTATGATTATCATAACAATACTGATTATTGGCAATAGATAAATCCACATATATAGGTGTTTTCCATCCGTATCCTGTCCTTTCCTTGTTAAGCCATAATCCACTTTTAAAATCGTAAAATCCTCCTATTTCCAAGCCAAAAACCGTATGTAATCTATCGCATGAAAAGAGTGAATCCATATCATCAGTGCATACTAGATAGTACATATCAGGCGATATATCTCCTTTACACCAATCTGGCAATTTGTTTAATAATTCATGTTTAATATGTGTGTTTTTAATAGTATTAGTGTCCATTAACCTATCCGGGTGCCTTAATATAAGCACCCACAATTATAATCTGCATACCCTGCTCCTTCTTTTATTTAGTCTTTTTTGTTCTAGCCGTAGACCTTTTCGGCATTGTTTTCTCTTCTTTTGTATTCTTCGCTGCTTCTTCTTTTGCAGCCTTTTCTTTTTCTTTATCTGCTTCAAAAGTTCCCCTTGCTTTCGCCTGTGAAGCTCTGTTAATTCCTTTTACGATTTCCTTATAGGTAGATTCTGTTAAACCGTATAGACCAGTTTCTACGCCTGAAATCATTTGAAAAGAAATGTCACAGTAACGAGCCACATCACGCAATGATAACCCTCGAAGCAATCTGTATTCTTTTAATGATTTAACATCCAACATAATTAGTATGTCCTTTCGTGTATTACAATAAAAATTTCTTTAAAAAAGCAGGGTATGACGTTCAAATGCCATACCCTGACATTTAAAAAGAGAATATCTCTATGAATAAAAAAGAATTACTCAATAGTCTTGCGAATAATGACAACACCCTTTGGATCAATGAGCTTAACTGCATACATTTCATCCGCAGAAATTAGAGTTGCCTTCTTTAAGGATTCTCGCTGTTCTTCAATGCTTGCATCTTTCTGTTTAATGATGCCAAGAGCCATATTTTTCACGATGTAAGTTTTTACTTCTAATTTTTCTTCATCGTAAGTTCCGTTATTTGATAGGATCACAGGAATACTTCCTCTCCAATAACCGATTACTCCATCATCATCAACTGGTGTTCCATTTGCGTTATTAACATATGTGCGATCATTTTTTACAAATTCATCCATTGATAAAAATTTACTTCTTAATCTGGAATTAATAATAATTCCAGCGGTATTTCTATCAGCTTTATCTCCAAAACAATCAAACGCTGCTTCGATAGTGGTATAAGTGATTGATGTAGCATCACCTGATACTTTATAGACTGCACTCTTATCCATTTCACCAATTAAATCTTTATCAATGGCATCTGCCATAGATTCGCCAATCTGTGTAGCCATATTATCAATAAGCTGTCCTTTTACCTGTGTGGAGTGCTTATCATAAATTCGCACAGCCTTGCCAACCTGTTTAATTTTGGCAGTACTATCTGTCATAGATACTTCGGATGGAGTAAGCTCTGTTCCATCTTCCATTACTTCTGCATCGGAGATACGATCAATTACTGGAAAATGTACGGTATCACCACATTCTCGAATATCACCGACTAAATCTGTCGCATCAAATGCAATTCTTCCGATACGGATACTATGATCTAACGCTGCGTTAGTCGCATCCGCAAAAATCTCTGGTACTACAATAGCCATATTATTACGTCCTTTCTCAAATTTTTCATAAAAAAGACCTACCAATAAACGATAGGTCATATGTTCTTTTTAATTATCTGTTTGCCATTAAGCGTTTAAAAAGTTCTGGACTCTTTTTTTGTAACTCTACTTTCTGTGAGTAATTCATTGCCCGAAACTCTTCCTGAGATACTGTCTCGTCTGAAGAGTGATTGCCCGGAACGAAAGCATTATTTTTTACTTTTCCCCTTACGATTCCATCAATTACTCCTGCCAGAGCCTCAATATCAGTATCTTCTTTTACAAAATCAATTAGAGATTTATCCAGTCCTTTACTTGATAAAAGCTCCTGCATCTCTAATCTCTTCTTTTGAGTTGCCACAGCTCTTTCTGACTCTTCCAGTGCAGCGATACGATTTTCTAAATCAATTTCAGCCTGTGTTTTTTCCACAGGTGTAAGTTCCTTGATTTTATCCTTCAGTTCTTTAATTTCTTTAGAATATTTCCCTCGTATCTTATCTGTTGCACTCTGGATAGCTTTGTCATAATCTTCCTGAGACATTGTGACAGTATCTTTTACAGAATCATCTTCAGGAGTAGTCCCATCAATATTTGATGTTCCATCCTTTACTTTTGGTTCTGTATTTGTATTTACATTTGTATTATTTTCCATAATTAAACAATCCTTTCCTGTTTTTATGCATTAACCCTTACTCGTTTCAACGCACAAACCCAACAAATATGTAATATATAACAAAAATTTACTTAAAAATAGCACATCCGCATGTTGCAAAACGGATGTGCTACATATATCCTTTTTTAGAATGGAGGGAAGAGAAAGGACGAAAACTCTAATTAATAGCATAAGGCTATCACACATGATTCTTGTGAGATGTCACAAGTAATGACGCATAAATTACCACTCGGATAAAATGCATATTAAATGTCTTATACATTTGAATTAAACCTCTGAACGAAAGGCTAACTCTCCGTATAAATTTATTAAAACTGCACCCGGATTACACTCAAAGAGATTTTCCAAGTGCAGATTCAATCGAATTAATATCCTTTAGATGTTAAAAATTTATCTAAAGAAGTTCTGTCACAAATTCCTAAATCATCTTTATGATTTTTAAATTTTGACAATTTAGATGGATTAATGTTTGTTTCCACAGCTATAAATTTTTGTGAAACACCCTCTTTGAAGAGAAAATCTCTTAATCTTTGTCTTAATAATTCCATTTTTGGTCTTTCCTTTCTAAAAATATAATAGCTATACTCATCAAGAATTATTTTCTTTTTAATCCACTATATACCATATCATGCGATAACTTTCCATTTTTACGACATGATTTTTTTATTGATTTTTCAGTACTTTTTAAACATATATTTTTAAACATTTTAAAATTTTTCTTTAACGAAAAAAATAGAGCCGAATAATCGACTCCATTTCATCATTTTATTTTGTTATCTAATTACATATTTTTTTCCGTATAAACTATATACCTCTTCATTTGGTTTAGGCTGAACATTCCTTCCGACTGTATATACTTGTGTAACAGTTCCTTTATTTTCTCGAATTGCAGAAATAAATTCTTCTGGAAAAGCTTCATAAAGCCATTGAATCATCAAGCCGCCTGCCTTATTTTCTACTAATTCAGGATTTCTTTTATCTTTATCTCTTCTAATGTCATAAGCATCGTGTAATAATTTATTAATGTCACTTTTTGTTATTACTCTTGGCTTTCCTCTCTCTATTTTCATATCTTTAATCGTCTGCTCTATTATATTTTCTCTTTCCTTTACAAACTCTTCTAATTTTTTCTTTTTATTGTTATATTTCCCCTGATTATCTCCTAAATTACTCTTTCCGTTTAAAGCAATCTCTATAATCCTTTTCACACGATTGTAGTCTACTTTCTCATTGCAAACCGGCTCTAAAATATCACAAATGGATAAAATTTTTGTTCTTTTTGCCCTTACCACATTTTCATCAATAATTGAACTAAGATGATCCATTGGACTTTCTAGTTTTACATATTCATCTTTGTTCTTAGAAGTTTTTTTCCTATTCTTAGACTTCAGATTCTTCGTAAAATTAGGCTTCATCCTTATATTTCTCTCTACCATCAACTCTTCCTCGATGTGCTTATTCAAAATTGCTTTTTCTTCTTCAGTCTCTGCTTTCCTCAAATGATCCAAATATGTATCAATATTTTTGATTGTTTCCTTATAAAGATGTTCCTTATGCCCTACTTTCGTTACATATAAGGCATCATTTTTAAAGAAAATTCCTTCTTCCTCCAGATAATTTCTTTTCTTTAAAATTTCTAGCTCCATATTTACTTTTACAGGATACGTTCTCTTTGCATTATCAATAGCAATGTTGGATAAAACTTCCAATATACAAATGTCATCACAAATTTGTGGAAGATATTTTTCTTTATTTTCCTCTGTACCAGTATTGTACAAATGCCAATATATGCTTTGTAAATCTCTTGCGTAATTGCAGATTTTTCCAATCAAATCATTCTGAAGTTTGGCATCAACCTTTGCCATCTGTTCATCTGTGTATTCTTTCGGATCAGGGTCAGGCGATAATCCATTAATTGGAATTAAATATTTCCCACTCTCTACGGTTTCTTTTACTTTTTGTAATAAAATTCTATTATTTCCACAAAATACCTGATCCGAGTCTGTGTCGCTCCCATTCCAAATCTGTGACAGAAAAGCACCTTTTCCCCATAGATTAATAATTAAAATCCTATCCGTAAAATTAAACCATTTCCATTCATCACACTTTTTATTTTTTAGTAAAGCACAATTTGCCGTAGCAATATGAGGGCTTCTAAATCCGAATAACTCTTCTTTATCCTGATAACGGCTGTTCCATACCTCATTATCCTGTAAAATACTAGAAGTCACTTTCTCACCAGTACTGGCACGAAGCATTTCAAAAGGATTTGCTACTAAAACGGCAAAATCTGAGTTTGGAATCTGAATTTTTCCTGATTTTATCTTCAAAATCATATCATTTATATATGCCCGGAGATAATCTTTATACCATTTTGTACGAGAAATATCTTCATTTACACTCAATAGCTGAAGCATCATAGTTTTACCTGCACGATTAGTAGGCTTCATATCCAGATGCCTTTTAAAGAAAGCAGGATGATTTTTCATTAGATTGATTTCCTCTATCTGATCCGCAACAAGCTTTGATAATTCATCTTTTGAAAAATTCAAACTATTAAGTACCTGATACCAGAGCTGTTGGGAGTTTCCGAACTTTGATTTTTTTTCATATTTGCAAACACCGAATACCTCTTTATCAGCTTTCAATTTATCTTTGTACCATTCCCAAACAAGACGTTCTTTCTCTAATTTGATTGCTTTTACTTCTTCGCTTTCTTCTAGCTCATGCAGCGTTACCTTTTTTTCTTCAGGTATCAAATACTCACAGATAATATCTGTAAATTTAAAAATTTTACATGAGTTTTTCGTGGTAACAATCTTTATTTTCTCTGCATCAAATTCTGTGCCAAAACGGTCATATACTTTTGTAATACCTTTTTCTTTATAGTATTTCTGCAATTTTGTATTGAATGCAGCCGATTTAAAAAAATGTAATCTCAATAGTAAAAATCCTTTGTCAGAATAACTATGTTCATTCCTTTGACGGTCAACATATTTTCCTTCATTAAATATAGATTCATCGGCAAGAGATTGTCCGTCCCATAAATCGGTACGCTGCGTATATTCTTTTTTGTTTACTATTAAGTGTTCATTTTCTACATCAACTACATTACATTCTTGCGTATATTCACCTGTAATCTCATCAATAAGCAGGATTGAATCAGGATCAATATCAAGCGTTCCAATTATGGAAGAAGAGTTCAATGAGGTATAACTACGACTTGCGACTAAATCTATTTTGTCCATTTTTTCAAACGGGATTCCCATGTTCTGCCAATTATTCATAGTTTCAAAGTATTCCTCTTTAATAAATAAACAACTACCTGTTCTCGCTTTACTGGAAGTCCTCTGAAAATTAACATAGTGTACACCATTTATTGTGATTCCATCGGTATAAGCCATTTCTCGGAGCTTCTTTTTTGTTATTAATGCTTTATATTCGTCCTCTGATGAATCTACAATCTCCATTTTTTCTTCATCAAACACCTTCTTCTTCTCCCCTGAAGGTATTCTAACATCGGAGGGGAACTTCAAATTAATAATCAAATCCGAAAAATCCACTTTATCTCCCTCTCTAATCTCACTTGATTTGCAAATCGCCCTCTGTTTCCTACTCATGAGTGAATCAGAAATTGAACCACCGTAATTATATCTATCATCTTTCTGCGACATTTCGATATTCTTTTTAAAAGAGAATATTTCCTTCTCCGCATCACTCACTTTTTCTTTTAATTCGTCATAATCAGAATCATTCTTTTTCTTTTCCCTTAATTCCTTCTTATTTTTAAGATATTCCTGTGCTTTTTTAATCCATTCATCCTTATCTGACATCACATAAAATTTCCAATATAATTGAGCTGCATCAAAATCTCTAATCAAAATATCATTATAAGTTTTGCATTTCTGTTCATTTTCCATATATCTTCTGTCCTTTCAATTAAATTCCCCATTCGTTTTTTAGTTCGTTTACATACTGCATCATCTCTGAATCACCCGTCTTGTTATTATCTGGATGATATGTATTCGCAAGTACACGGTAAAATTTTTTTAAAATAGTTTTATCCGTTAAAATTACTGAATCAGAATTATTCAGTAATTCATTCAGAGATTCTTGTTCTAGTTGAACTACTTCATCGTGTGCTTTTTTCCAAATCATCCGAAAATCTGATCTAAATTTTTCTGGTACTTGTTCCATGCTATAATTGGATGGATATTCTTCTCTATAAACAGTATATTCACCTAAAACATTCTTCTTTCCGTCACTCTTGACATAAAACTGAGCTTTCCAAAAATAAAAGAATGTACCTGATTCTACCCATTTGTATTCGACAGGGCATTTTACATCTAATTTTCCTATAACTAAAATTCTTTGATTTAGTAGCTCTTCTTTTTCTTTTACTAACATTTGCATAGTTTTTTCGATGGAATCTATTCTCTTATCCAGCCTATCAATTTCCTGTTCTGGTGTAAGTGGTTTCTGATCCTGTTCCTTTTTCTTCAATTTTTTATATGCAGCGTCCGTAGATATTTTTTTATCACGTAATTTCTGTTTTAGTTCTTCATCATCGGACTGCATAACTGCATCCATTTTTCGGTATGAACCCTCTGAAACTCCTGTTGCGTTCGCCATCTGTTTTCTGGTATTAACCTTTGACAAATTTGACAAACCTTTACCACCCAGAGATTGATTTTGTTTTGCCTTTTGTTCAAACACGCTTTTAAATTTCTGCACAATCTCATATTTTTCAATATCGGAAAGATTCCTACGTCCTAACTGTTGCTCCAACATCCACCTCTTCACATCGTCCCTGGTAGGTAACTCATCAGCGTAAATTATTTTGCAATCCCAGTAATTCAGACTGATATTATTTTTCTTTAAAATCCTGTATCTGTTGTGTCCGTCTATAATAATAAATCTTCCTGTATTTGGTTCTTCCCAAACCTTAATGGGATCGAGTAGACCATTATTCAATATACTCTGTTCCAGATTTTTAAATTCATCAGGTCTCAGAACAGGTAACAGTTCTTCAAATTCTTTGTCTACTACCAAAACATTTACATTTAACATAAATTTTCTCCTTTATAAAATACACACTAAAATCTCTCAAAAACCGCATAAATAGGGCGGCTTCGCTATCTTGCGAGATTGTAAATCGTCTACCATTATAGTTTCCATAGTTATTTAATACTCTTCTATGTTTCTGTCCTAATTTCAATTTTTAAAATGCACGTTAATAAAATTGCTAAAACCCTTATAAATAAAGGCTTTTCGGCTATTTTTTGTGTCAAAAATCTGCTTAAAATTACCCCTGGATTTCGCACGTTATTTTCACTTTTAAAAAGCTTTCAAAACCCTTATAAACAAAGGAGTTTTAGCGATTTTGTAATTTTAAAAATCTGCTTAAAATTACCCCTATTGTATACAAATGTATAATATGAATGACCGTAGGGAATGAGTGGGGGAGTGGGGGACACCTCACACAGAATATTCTCTCTCACCCATCACTCTAAATCTCATTCCAATCCAGTCTCTACACATACACACTCTCTATCTCTAAGCTAATAATTCAATCTCTAGTTCATTATTCATCTGTATAACTACATCATCTGTATTAACTGGTATATCATCATTAGTAAACTCATCCTTAAATGACTCTGGACTTACAAAGATATACTTGTTATACTCAAATCCTTTATCTGAATATTCTTTCTTTACAATCAAACATCTTTCCGTATGTAGCTTTTTGATATATTTCCTGATATTGTGCTTATCCATATTCAAATCATCTGCTAACTGGTCATATGTTACGGATTTATCATTTGACAGATTTCGTACCAGTGTAATAAACACAATGTACTCAGCTTGTGTGATTTTTCCATCAATCAATGCACCAGCTATCGAAAAATAGAACTCAATGTATCCTTGTTGAAATTCTTTTAATCTTCTAGTCAGCTTCAGTTTGCTTTCATCAAATTTTTTCGATTGTTTTGAATCAGGAACTATCTCAATCCATTTTTTTGTTTCCAATCCTAAAAGCAAAGTTTTCAATAATCTATCCGCAATGCACTGTTTCTTTCTTACAGATGAATATAAAAGCTCTTTTAAATTTTTAACTCTAAATCCTCTCCGTCCAAATGATTTTTTATACACATCCAGTAGTGTAATTATTAAATACTCATTTCCTGTCATTGTTCGCAAATCCCTGTTCAATAATATTTTCTTATTTATCCTCGCAGCGTTTCCTTCTTCGATTGAGATTTTCGCTCCATTATGATATGTCCCACAATAAACTTTATCACATTGTGCTTCTATCCATTTTCTATATTTGTTTCCATCTGGAAATGACTCATAGCATCCTAAGAGCTTATAATCTGTATCCAGAAAGCGATCTGTATCTTCCTCAATCACCTTCTTATCCTTTTGCGGTCTGCATTTTGTATTGTATTCCTGGCATAAGGTATGAATCTTTGACTTCGTGTATCCGTCCATCTGAAGCATTTTTACGATTCTTCCATGCCAGAAGTTACGCTGTCCCTCGTCAGCTCCTTCATTCATGACCTTTTGGATACATAGGTAGCAAGGGTAATCATTCAGTGCTTCATATAGTTCCAATCTACTTTTTCTAGGATTTCTTGTGTCTCTTGTACGTCTTTAAAATAATTCATTTGTTTACGAATATAAGGAAGGTCAAACTGTTTAAACTGACTTCCAATCATATAGGTATTATTTACCATTTTTACATAAGACCAGTTATCCCTATTTTCGTAATCGTAACTACCATCATCCTGTTTGTGGTTATATGTACAAGGAATTCTGTCAATTTGTGTCGGTGATGCAGCTTTCTCATCCGAACCTAAAATTGATACAAGCTCCTTATTAATCTCTACTACTTCATTTATCTTGCAAGTCGGTTTTATGGAAACATAAAAGTGGAATCCATGACCACTATTCATGCACGCATGAAGATAAAGTTTTGGTAGTTTGTCGTGAATCCATTTTGTAAAATCTGAAGCATCCTGTAGTTCTGGATAATCCTTCTTATCAAAATCAAGAAATAGCACTTTTCTTTGTCTTTGTGTGCTTTTTGTTCCCTTTTCTTTACCCCTATTGGTTGCAATCTGGTTATATACATCATGTGTATAACGGTATTTTTGTGCGAACGCTGCATATTCTTCAAAGGTCTGTACATATTCAACCTTGCTTGCTATCACATTACCATGAGTATCCCTTCTAAGAGCAATTAGACGCACATATTCATTGTCTTTGAGCGAATTTGGAAACATCATATTAAAGTAATGGTGCAAAATATTTAATTGTTCTTTATTTCTAATTATTATCCCCTTCTTTCTTTTGTCGTATTTTGATGTATAGAAAACATATATGAGGGAAAAGTTCCCCTCATATATATCTTCTCTTTTTAAGTATGATTTTTTTACGAAATAATTGCAGATGTTACTTTCTATAACCACGTTCTCCGTTAAGATATTTATTTCTATATGCTTCATCACGAACGAACTTATTAATAAAATTATATAGATGTGATGTATTCAATCTCATATTGTCACCTAGCCATTTATAAACCTGCACTTCTTCTTCTTTTCCTTTTACCCATAAAGGTTCACCATCAAAATATACCCATACTCCCCAATCTGGAATATTACATTCTATTTCAAATGAATACCTTCCTCTTTTAATTGTTTCTCCTGGTATAATACTCATAATCCATCTTCCGTCCTTTAAATTAATATATTTTTTATGCTACAAATTTATATTCTCCAGACTCAATCAGCTCAATTACTTTCTTTACAAATTGAGTTGAAATCAAATCTTCTACCTCATGTCCATAGGTACACAATTCGTCTATATCTATTATCTGTAAATATTCATATTTTTTAGGAATATCATCTATTGGAGTATGGAACGTATGATTTCCACCTAAATCATAAAAAAGATAATATCTATAATCTTTTTCTTCTCTAATCACATCTCCAAATTCTACATATTCTTTTAATTCATTATCCCAATATCCACCTGTATGTACGAATCCTCCCTGTTCATAATACTGCCAGTATTCATCATCATAATCATAAATTCGTTCTCTCCATGAGCGTTCGAATACCTCTCTATGGATACATACTGGCTCAATGATAGATAACATTAAATCTTTTTTACGATAATACTCCTCTTTCTTGGAACGATTTTTTTCTTCATTATCGTAATAGTCATATCGCATATGACGATATTTTCTCTCTTGATCTCGATAGTTTTTGGCTCGTTTATTTACACTGAACAAGCAATCTAAAAGCATCTGTGTTGTAATGATATGATTCTTTAAATTTTTTGTGTACATAGCGGGTGTTCTCATGGTTTTTATCTCCTTTTTTAAACAATAACCTTTTTATTTATCTCTTCCTAATTACTATTCTCTTTCTTCATTTGAAAAACGAATTATGCCTACCTCTTTCCAATCTATAACATTTACACCTGTTCTCAAGCCTGAAAGTGATGTGATTTTAATACTGAAATTAAATGTACCGTCTTGATCCGTTGCTAAGATAGTTACTTCATCATTGTAAATTCGCTCTTCGTATTCATCGAGGAATACAATCGCAGCGAATTCTAATAAATCAACCAATTTATCTAAGTGGTCATAAGCCATCAAATCATCTACATCTTCAAAAGTAAATAAGCTGTTTACTAATTCCTGTACAGAAATATAAAAATTTTCTGGATTAAAACTCTCACCTTCATTTTTCAAAAAATCTCCAAACAATGGAAATTGACACTCATTTTCCTCATTATCAATTTTCACGACCAAATAAAGCTTATTTTCTTTCTTGGTTGATACAGGTCTTGTCACTCCTAATCTTTTTTCTTCCATTTTTACAATTTCATCATACATATTCATAGCCACATCTCCTTTTCTTTCTTTATTTTTAAAAAATATCTTCCTATAGATATTCTCCATAAGCTTTTTGAGTTGTTATTCCATTTCATCTTGTATTTCAATCAGTTTATCCATTTGCTTAACATATCGCCCATCAGAATAATACTGGTTGATTAAAGCTTCTAATTCCTTTTTTAAATTCTTCTCTGCCTTTCTAATGAAAATTCCATCTTCCATCGGAATAATCTCACAATAGCTTTGTGGTGACATATTAAGTGAATCTCTAATTCCTTTTGGGATTACGATTCGTCCTAATTTGTCAACTGGTCTGATTATTGTCGCTTTTTTCATGGCAATTACTCCCTTTCTTATTGGTACTTTTTACCTTTGTTATTTTATGGTTATACTGTATCACTAAAATAGTTATATTACAATAACTTTTTTGAATTATTTTTATAACTATCTTTCGTAGTGATATTAAAATCCACTTCAAAAAAGGTTTTTTATCATTTTTTTATATGTTTTTCTTTCTCTTTTTTATTCTCTAGCCATTTTTTAAAAAAATTTTTTTAAAGAGAGAATGATATATATTTACACTTTTTTGATTTTGGAGATACGATTTGATTCTCTACTATGAATGTAAGGAAAATATCTTTGCTATTTCTATCAAAATGGATTCTAAACATAAAAAGGATAAGTTGATTGGATAGAAGTTAAAATGGATTTTAGACTCGATTTTCGTAAAATAAAGCTAGACTTATTTGCTATAATGAATATAGTTATGTTATGATAGGTAAAACTACCGAATAATTCGGTTCTAGCTTAATCCAATCATAAAGGAAGTACAGATATGAGTGAGAATAAAAAACAAATTTCCGACATCATAAAGCAAATACTTAATGAGCCAGATGATCTTTCTTCTCCAATCGCTCAAAAGGAAGTGGCAGAAATACTAGGATATAAATTACCTACTTTTCGGAACAAACTATCTCTGGATAGATTTTCCGTAAAAGATTTAATGGTTATATCCGAGATGTGCAATTATAATCTTGCCTTTGTTCCGAAAGGGAATGACAAAGAAAATATTCTTTTATCTTGCGATAAATATTTAGAAGATGGAGAAGAAAAAGACAGGTTGAATATGTTTAAAAACAACCGTTCAAAAAGTCAGCTTGAAAAGTTAAATAATTTACTGAAGGGGTTGGATTCTGAACAACGAAATCAAATGGTACATTCCTTAAATCTGCCAGATTATTTAAAAAAATATATTCAAGAACACCCAGATGAACTCGGAGATAAATAATAATTTCTTAAAAAAAGGTACACAGTTCATGTGTACCCTTTAACATTTCGCTCCACAATTTTGTGGAGTCAGATTTTATAATTATGTAACTGTAATTTCCTTTTCCGCTAATATAATTCCATCCTGAATTACTTGCAGCGTAATCGTTTCCCCTCCCAAATCCCAATTATCTAAAGTCAACTTAATTGACTTATCAGAAATTATATAAGATAGGTCATTTGATTCAAAAGATGGCATTACTTTCCATTGGAAATCTACATTATTTATCTCATTTCCTGATTTATCCGTAAATTTAGCGGTATAAGAGTATGAGACTTCCGGACGAATTAAATTCCTACCAGAAATTGTAGCTGTTATAGTCGGTTTGAGAGTTTCACGCTCCACAACTGTAATGGTTGATGATTCTTGCTCCATATTTTTTTCAACCCATTTTGCAGTAAATTTTACTGTTCCTGCTTTAAGGAATATAGCATTACCTGCATCATCTATTGAAGCTACTTCTGGATCACTAACAGTCCATTGCACAGTTCCTTCAGTCTCACTTCCATTAACAGATAAAATAACCTGCAATTTAACTGTATCGTCTATTGTATAACTATTCTCTATTCCAATAATGGACATTGTAAGCTTTTCTTGATACTTTTTATCTTCAGTTATTTTCGTAATGATATGAGCTATGCCATCCTTATAATAGATATTATCTGTGTGCCATGTTCTTCCAAATTCGTTGAATTCATCATTAATCCTAATTTTTCGGCTTTGTTCATTATCTTCTGTTAAAAAATCCATATTTCCTGATAACACAGATATAGCCTGTCCTGTTTGAGCCAATCCATTGTTAATATCGTATCCATAACATGGAATAGCAGCTAAAGATCCATCATTTAATAAAATTTCACCATTCAATGCAAGGGCAGCCGATTTATAGTAACAGGTATTTTCTTCTGTTTCCTGATTGAGTAGCAGGTATTTTTTCCTGCCAAATTTTACTATCTTTCCCTCTCTTACTGGTGCATCAACTGGATAATAGAGCTTGATTGTATCCTGAATATTATTGTTATCCTCATTTTTTCTAAAAAAAACTTGAAACTTCTCTCCTGAAGTGTATATTTGAAGTTCTTTTCCCTCACGCTGCATAGTTGATTTGAATACAGATTCTAAGGGAGAGTATCTTAATTCTTCCATGACTACCACCTTCCTATCTTCCATAAAACATAAATGTGAAATCTGACTCCTCATACTTCATATCTGCTTTCACACGATCAATCTCTTTCCTAAGATTTGTCAATCTATTCTGAAGAGCAGTGGCAGCTTCGGATTGTGTGACAAATTCTGTCTCAATTTTACGGAATAAATCAATGTTATTATAAAGTGTATACAATACTGCATAAGCTGTCTCTAATAACTGTGCATGGTCTGTATTTTTATTATAAATATCATTCGCATTTAATCCATTTTCATTTAAAAGCTTACAATAAATGGATTTATCATAGTATTCCTTGTTATTAAGCTCCACCAGTAATCGCTCATAATTTGTGAATCCCTGTTCACTATTAGGTGTTTCATAATACTGATTATCTTCATACTGTCTCATAATTATTACCGCCTTTCTTTATGCTAAATATAAGTCAACGAATCGTCCACCGTTATCCTTGATATTGTAGATGTCATTCTTCAGGTTATATGCGACATCATTGTATACAATCCTTCCTGTATCAATCACATATCTTAATTCCTCAAAAGACATCGTGAGAAATTCAAAAGGATAATCTTCATCACATAATAACTCTTCTCCATCTTTTCCAATCAAACGTACAAAAATAGTATTCAAATCTTCTTCCAGATACACAAAAGCTGTATGCTCATCTAACATCTGAATATGCTTTAAGTGAAGATTCTTTCCTGTTAATTCAGGATCAGTTAGAAGAAATCTATCTAACTGGTAATACAAATCATCATCATTTTTAAAAGTTACCTTTCTTACGACATTATCTACCTTTGTCATACATCTATATCTCCTTTCATTTTCACCCCTTAATCTAAGAGGAAATCCATTAAAAAAAGAGCATAATTCAATTCCATACCATTTAAGGTTCAATTATCCCTCATGATATAAAAATCCAATTATGCTCCATATACTTCATTTTTATAAGCTATATATCACAAACATATGTTCATGCTATATTGAGTTGTCCACACTTTATCCACATAGTTATCCACAACACATTCCTTCTTCCTAAAATCGGCTTAACCTACTCTAGAATCATATTTTCTTTTTAATTCTCCATCCTTCTCTGTCCTACTATCTTTTTATCCAATCCTATATCTTTATCCGTTTCTTTTTCTCTCTCTATCTTCTTCTTTACTAATTTCCTATAGATTTAGCCAAAACTCTTGACAATCCAACAGCGAAGCTGAATAATCCGGATTGTTCTAAGGCAACGGCTTCTGTATCAGGATAGAGTTTCCCTTAAAATTTGAAAATTAAGAAACTCTATCCCTGCATAACGAATAATCCGTATTTGTCTTTAGGTATCCGTATCCTTGTAGTGCAGTAAAATCTATGAGTGCGGTTTTCTTCGTGTCCGCATGGACTTATCATGATAGTCTTTGTATGCCCTTATCACACACTGTTTCCAGTGCTTGTCCATTTCCGCATCCTGCTTATTACACAGGCTGCCATACTTATGTGTACCTTATGT